CGCTCCAATTTTAGCATGGGGGTCGGGGCATGATGGCATTATAGCATACCGTTCGTTCGTGAATTGGACAGTGCCCCCGTTGATCGGGGGTGTTTATATAAAAACCGAAGGAACCCCTAGTCTACAAAGTGTTACGATAGGCAGCTATAAGTAACGTTCATATAAAAAAAATTTTCACTATATAAAAACGACGTGAGGATTAACCGCCATGCAAAAAAATTCTGGGAAATTTTTTACGACCATAGAAGTTGATACAGTAACGGGTGAGTATTATACAATTATTCCAGAACAGTTAATGAATGAGTTTGGATGGTACGAAGAACAGAAATTACAGTGGGTCGTCGATTCCGATGAAATTATTATAACCGAACCCGAAGAATAACTTGACAATTGCTATATAATGGAGTATGATTCGAGTGTAACTGATTATTCTTATGGCTAAAGGATTTACGGTAAAGGCAAAAACGCCCACAACCAAAAAGAAAGACCAAGAATGGGATTATGATAAAGCAAAAGAGATGGTTAAGGGAAAATCCGTCGTATTTTGTTTACCTGGAAGAGGAGTATCATATGCCTATCTAAAAAACTTTGTACAACTCTGTTTTGACTTAGTACAATCTGGAGCGAGCATCCAGATTTCGCAGGATTATTCCTCCATGGTGAACTTTGCAAGATGCAAGTGTCTTGGAGCTAATGTACTGCGAGGTCCGGACCAAAAACCATGGGATGGAAAATTAAAATATGATTATCAATTATGGATTGATAGTGATATTATTTTCAATTCTGAGAAATTTTGGCAATTAATTCTAGTTGATCAAGACATCGTAGGTGGATGGTATGCCACTGAGGATGGAAGAACAACAAGTGTTGCACATTGGTTAGATGAAGAAGACTTCAGAAGCAATGGTGGAGTCATGAATCATGAAACAGTTGAAAGTATCTCCAAGCGTCGCAAACCATTTACCGTAGATTATACCGGATTTGGATGGTTATTAATCAAGCACGGTGTCTGGGAACACGAAGAAATGAAGTATCCTTGGTTTGCTCCGAAAATGCAAGTCTTCGAGAGTGGTGAAGTACAGGATATGTGTGGAGAGGATGTCTCATTTTGCCTTGATGCAAAGGAGGCAGGTTTCGACATCTGGTGCGATCCAAGAATACGCGTAGGGCACGAAAAAACACGGATAATATAATGGTATTCGGTAGTAAACAGTACTTTTCTATGAAAACAGACGAACAACTGTGGTATGAGATATCAGAAAATCTCAGTGAATTGTCCCGAAGAGACAAAGTAAACTTTAAGGTTACTGCAGATGCCGAAAGTGTTAAAGAAAAGTTAAGACTACTTGGACTAAACACATGAAAGAGAAGTATAATATCCTCTGTGGGACCAAAATTATCTTTGAAAATCTCACAGAGGACGAATATTTCGACAAAATGGAGGAATTATCACAAGAATTTTATGATACAGGCACTCCAAACCCTCAAGACCTTACAACTCAAATCATAGGAGACTAAATTATGGCAGTAAAATCGAAAGTTGGACTCATGGGAGGTGCTTATGTTGAAGCAAGACCCAAAAAAACTCGTCAAGGGAACGGGAAACACACAAAATATACATCAACCTCTCGTAACTCGGCTCGAAAACCATACCGAGGACAAGGAAAATAACCGCAGTGTCTCGAAAGAGGCACTTTTTTATTGGAGAATAGGTATAAATAAAGAAAAACTCCTTGTCAATGGCAATTAAAAGGATATCAAGAGCATTTAAAGATATTAGTTTGTCTTTTGAGCCTCATCCTATCACTAAAGATTTACAAATATTAAAAAATGAGAATGCGATTCGTAGATCTGTAAGAAATATTGTAGAAACTATTCCTACCGAACGATTTTTTAATCCATTATTAGGATCTGAAGTTAGAAGTAGTCTATTTGAATTTGTTGATTTTGGTACGGCATCTGTTATTGAAAATCAAATTGAAATTGCACTTGATAACTTCGAACCAAGAATAGATAATGTAAGGGTTCAAGTAGACCCATTTCCAGATCGAAATTCCTTTGATGTAACTGTTTATTTTGATATTATTGGACAAGAGTTTCCAACTCAAGAATTTACATTCCTTTTAGAAGCAACAAGATAACATGCCCTTTACTAAGTTTACAAATCTAGATTTTGATCAAATAAAGACATCTATTAAAGATTATCTTCGTGCTAACTCAACATTCACGGATTTTGACTTTGAGGGGTCTAATTTTTCAATTTTAATCGATACATTAGCATATAATACGTATATAACAGCATTTAACTCAAATATGATCGTCAATGAGTCTTTTCTAGACTCTGCGACTCTACGTGAGAATGTGGTTTCCTTGGCAAGAAATATTGGTTATGTACCACGTTCTAGAACGGCAGCAAAGGCACAAATATCATTTGCAGTAGAAAGACCTTCTGGAGATACATCGTCTCAGGTAACCCTCCAGAGGGGTCTCGTATGCACTGGTACTTTAAGTAATAGTTCCTATGTATTTTCGATTCCAGAAGACATTACAAAGACTTTTAATACCAGTGGATTTGCATATTTTGATAATATTGACGTTTATGAAGGAACATTTTTAACAAAACAGTTTGTATATGATGGATCATTAGACCAAAAGTTTATTCTTAACAATCCATTCATTGATACTTCAACATTAAAGGTCTATATTAAAGCAGAAAGTGATAGTGGACTTGGAATAGAGTATTCTGCAGTCGATAATATCATTAATGTAACATCTACATCTCAAATTTACCTTCTTCAAGAGGTACAAGATGAAAAATATCAATTATTTTTCGGTGATGGATTAATAGGTAAGAAATTAGGCACTGGATCTAATGCAGATGGTAATATAATTACTGCTAATTACATTGTTACTAGTGGTTCAGATGGTAATGGGGCATCTAGGTTTGCATTTTCTGGTAGTTTACAAACCACACAAGGTAATTTTGTTAATCCAACAGATATAGGTGTCACAACCAATCAAAATTCTCAAAATGGTGCCGAAATTGAATCTATAGATTCTGTTAAGTATTTTGCTCCAAGAATCTATTCTGCACAGAATAGAGCAGTAACTAGTCGTGATTATGAAGCAATTATTAAGATGATTTACCCTGATACCGAATCTGTTGCGGTTGTTGGTGGTGAAGAACTAGATCCACCAGAATTTGGAACTGTTTCTATCAGTATTAAACCAAAAAATGGTACATTTGTATCAGATTTGAACAAATCTAGGATTTTATCTCAACTAAAACAGTATAGTATTTCTGGAATTAATCAAAAAATAAGTGATCTTAAGATACTTTATGTTGAAGTTGATTCTGCAATTTACTATGATTATGCCAAAGTAACAACTGCAGAAACTTTAAAGACGAAAGTACTTAATTCTCTTACATCTTACTCTGAATCTGTAGACATGAACAAATTTGGGGGAAGATTTAAGTATAGTAAGGTGCAACAAGTAATTGACAATACAGACAATGCTATTTCATCTAATATTACTAAAATACGAATTAGAAGAGATTTAAAAGCACTAATAAATCAATTTGCTCAATATGAATTATGTTATGGTAATAAATTTTATGTGAATTTGAAAGGATATAATATTAAATCAACTGGATTTACGATTTCAACAGAACCAGGTATTGTATATCTAACAGATGTACCAAATCCAGATGGATTGACTGGTACTATATCAATAGTAAAACCAATTAATAATGAAATTACACGTGTTATTGCAAAATCTGCAGGAACAGTTGATTATGTGAAGGGTGAAATTGTATTAGGAACGATTAATATTACTTCTACAGTACTAGATAACAATATTATTGAAATACAAGCATATCCAGATTCAAATGATGTTGTTGGACTAAAAGATTTGTATTTGAATTTTAACATCTCAAAAAGTACAATAAATATGGTAAAAGACGTAATTACGTCTGGTGATGAAATATCAGGTACTGTATTTACTAAAGATTATTATACATCAAGCTACTCAAACGGGAATTTAATACGATAGTAATATGATACAAACTGGATTTGAATCTAAGGTCAAGGTTCAACAGATTATTAATAACCAGCTTCCAAGTTTTCTCTTAGATGAGAATCCTAAGTCTGTTGATTTCTTAAAACAATATTATATTTCACAAGAATATCAGGGTGGACCTGTTGATATTGCTGAAAATTTAGATGAATATTTAAAATTAGATAATTTAACACCTGAAGTAGTTGTAGATAGCACATACATTACATCTGGAATATCTTCCACTGATACTACCATTTCTGTTAATAGTACCAAAGGATTTCCACAAAAATATGGTCTATTTAAGATCGATAATGAAATTATCACTTATACTGGACTAACAACTAATACATTTACTGGTTGTCAACGTGGATTTAGTGGTATTACATCATATCATAATGATTTAAATCAAGAAGAACTTGTATTTTCTGATACAACAAGAGCTGCCCATATTGAAAGTGATTCTGTACAGAATTTAAGTTCTTTATTTTTAAAAGAATTCTATAAGAAATTAAAATATACCTTTGCTCCAGGATTAGAAGATGTAGAGTTTGTTGATACAATAAATGCTGGTAATTTTATAAAAGAAGCAAAATCATTCTATCAGGCAAAAGGAACTGATGAATCATTTAGAATATTATTCAATGTTCTTTATGGAGCAACACCAACAGTTGTTAATTTAGAAGATTTTTTAATTAAACCATCTGCATCCCAATATGTTAGAAGAGAAGTTGCTATTGCGGAAGTAATTTCTGGTGATCCAAAAAAATTAGTTGGACAAACGATTATAAAATCTACTGATTCTGGAACAAGTGCTTCAGTATCTGAAATTGAACCTTTCACAAGAGATGGTAAACAATACTTTAAAACATCACTTTTTATTGGATATGATGAGTTATCCACTATTCAGGGAATGTTTGGTATTACCCCAAGTACCAAATCTTTGGAAACAGTTGCAATTGGTGCTTCCATAGTTTCAGTTGATTCCACGATTGGATTTGCCAAAACTGGAATGGTTATATCAGGTATTAATAGTATTACATATTCTGATAAAACTATTAACCAATTTTTGGGATGTACAGGCGTAGCAACTACAATTTCTGCGGCAGATAATATAAGATCTGATGAAATTTATTATGGATTTGAAGATGGTGATACTAGTAAAAGAGTTGAATTAAGATTAACTGGAGTATTATCCGAATTTGTACAAACATCAGATACTTTAAAAGTTTCTGAAGGTGATATTATTTCTGTTAAAAATATTGGTGAATTAATTCAAAATCCAGAACAAGGTAAGACTTATAAAGAGATTTTTGCAAATTCATGGGTATATAATACAAGTTCAACCTATGAAATAGAAAGTTTTGGTCAATCATTAACTCTAACTCTTAAGAGTGATATTGATAAGTCTAGTCTTAAAAAAGGTGATAGAATAGAAATAATTGACCAAGGTGGTAATGTAGTATATCCAACATCGACATCAAATATTCCATATGTAGATCAAGATATTCCGAGAGGTCAAAAGTCAGTTAGTTTATCTAATTTCTCCTTTACACCATCTACAGGTGTAGAATATAGTTTAAGGAGAAAAATTAATAAGGTAAGTAGTCTAAATGTACCTGTTGAGTATGGTAATAATGCTCTTATTTCAGATATACAGAATGTATATACGGTATTAGATGAAGATTATGCTTATGTTGCATCCAATTCATTACCATCTAATAATAATGGATTATCTATTCCATATGCATATCAAATAACAAAAAGTATTAATAGTGCTTCAATAAATTCTGTTTCTAGTTTAACTAATAAAAATTCATTAGGTATGTATACCACTTTAACATTTGGTAGTGCTGTACCTTTTATTACTGGAGATAGAGTCTATTATCAACCAAATTCAGATGCTCTTGATGGATTAGTTTCTGGATTATCATACTATGTGGAAGTTTTATCTGATAAGAAAACAATTAAATTATATAATTCACTAGTTTTTGTTGGAACAGACAGTTATTTGACCTTTGATGTTCCTGCTTCAGGGATTGATAGTCATAAATTTACTTTATATTCTCAAAAATCTAATGAAATTGGATCACAAAAAATATTTAAAAAGTTCTCATTACCTGCAAATAATAAGGTAGGTACTAGAGAAGAAACAGTTCCAGGATCAACAGGAATGTTGATTAATGGTGTTGAGATTTCTAATTATAAATCCTTGGATCGAATTTACTATGGACCTTTAGAATCAATCGATATGATGAATGGTGGTAGTGGATATGATGTTATTAATTTGCCATCAGTAACTGCTTCTGCTGGAATTGGATCGACTGCACTTCTTAGACCAGTAGTTAGTGGTAGTATTGAAAAAGTATATGTAGATACTTTAGATTATGATATTGAAGATGTTAAATCTGTTGATGTCACTGGTGGAAATGGTACTGGAGCAGTCTTAAAACCAATTGTTGTAAAAAGATCTAGGGAAGTATCTTTTGATGGAAGGGGAACCGGACAAGGTGGTGGTGTAAGTACTTCTACAACTGGATCAACATATCAGATTACTTTTTTAACAGCTCATAATTTTGCTAATGGACAAGAAGTAATTTATGATTCTAATGGTAATTTAGGAATTGGAGTTGGTATAGGAACTTCGACTTTATCCAATAAAGGAAGTTATTTTACAAAAATAGATAATAATACAACTGTCAAATTATTCTATTCTTACAATGATTATTCTCTTGGAATTAATACTGTAGGATTTAATACTGTCAATACAACAGGAATTCATAAATTTAAGACTAAAGATGTTAAAAAGACTATAAGTGAAATTAAAATTCTTGATAGTGGAAAAGGATATACTAATAGGAAGTTAATTGTTAAACCAACAGGAATATCTACATCTAAGAATATAATTAATTTTAAAAATCATGGGTTTAATGATGGTGATATAATCAATTATAGTTATGATACTACACCTATTGAAGGACTTTCTAGTGAAGATGATTATTATATTTTAAAATTAAATGATGATAAGTTTCAATTAGCAAATTTTGGAATTGTTGAACAAAATCTTGGATCTGTCTATTTTGATGGTTCTAGTGATCATTTAAATCTTGATGCATCTAGTGATTTTGCCTTTGGAACGGGTGATTTCACTATTGAATGTTGGATAAAGACAGCAGTTCATGCAAATGATGGTGGTAGAAATCTTCGTATTTGGAATACAGATGGACCAACTGGTCATGCTGTAGGTAATTTGCAAATAATGGTTACAAATTCACCTGCAGGAG